TATTGCGCTTCGTCGGGTAAAGACTCATACTTATCTAAACAAAATATATCTACGTTTCGTTTGAATATTTCGCGTTGAGTATCATCTAGCATAAACCCTGGATCTTCAAAGTATTTTTTAACAGATGCTTTTCCGAAACGTGGAATACCTGGAACGTTATCTGATTTATCACCCGTTAAACATTTTGCAGTAAACCACTGTTCTACATCCGTATAACCGGTTTGTTCTTCGAAGTTACTTTCTTCGAAGAACTTTTTACGTATTGGATCATATAGAGTACACTCTGAACTAACCAACTGCAGAAAGTCTCTATCTACTGAGATAATTACTTTCGAACCTTCGTGCTCTCTACAAATGTATGCAACAATATCATCTGCCTCTAGTTCACGAGGAAAGATAGAATTGATACCCATTGAGTAGAGTATAGACTTAATCACCTCATTATTTTGATGAGGTGAAGAATCTTTAGATCGATTACCCTTGTATTCCTTAAGGATACTCTTGCGTATATTGGGTTTATAGTCTTGCTTTTCATCCCATACAAATACTGTAGTATCAGGAACAAACTGCTTCACGTACGAGCTAACAGCGTTAAGCGTAAAGTAAATATGGAAGTTACTTACTTGGTAATCCGTGTGATTCTTCGTCTTCTTCGACTGGATTTTCGCTGTATGATATGTTCGGTGTATTAAATTGTTTCCGTCTATTATTAGAGTTTTCATTTTTCTTATATTGAGCCTCTACAACAGAATATACGTTTTTAGGAAGCTTTTCTACTAATTTAATTATATCATTGTTCCTTCCGTTATCAAATGATTCTATCGGAACATTAACATTTTCCATTTGAGGTAAAATAAGACAGCCAATAGTATCTTTTTTAGGGTCTACTACCGCGAACATTTTACCTACATAATCTCCTGTCTCAACAGCGTATATCTCTCTTTTACGGTAATTCATCTGTATCAAATCCGTGACCTTTAATATGATGCATTTCTGATGCGAAGTATTTTAATAAAAACGAATTTAACGCTTCTTGTTGTTGTGGTGTTTTAGACGCTTTAATATCTAAATGACGGCCGTTAAAATCATAACCTAATAAAATATAGCAATCTAAATATTCGCTAATAATGTTGCATAGTCTATGCGCTAAATCTTGTCTTCTCTTAAATGTTTTTTTATCAACAATACTTTGCTTGAGAGCTCTTTCAACCAGTTCTCTTAACTCCTCATCATTATCAAATTCTTCGGAATCTTCTTCTGGGTTTTCATCACTCATACAATTATTTATTCAAAAAATCATTCTTATCCTTTTGCTGCACTCCTGATTTTAATAACTTACTTACAACAACCTCAATAGAGTCAGTTTTTAAGCTAAAATTATTATTGAATACTTGATTTCCGTCATTAAAGTTAAACAGATATTCTCCCTTAAATGGGGTATTCTCAAAACATGTTACGTAAACAGAAGCTCCACCTGGATCAACTAAAACAGTCCACTTACGAGGATCAGATTTACTATATTTATCAAATATTCGTAACGTTACAAAGTCATTATCTTTTAATCTCTTAATAAAATAACCTGCAGTTTTAAGCTTATTCTTTTTTTGTTGCATTATCATTGAGTTAGGGCTGATATAATATATTTTAATTTAATATCCTTATCTTCAATATCAAATACAACAACGCCATATTCAGTATTTACTTTTACATTAAACTCTTCATCTATAATAGAAAGTAATCTAATATTATCTAAATTAACCGGCACTGGCTTTAACTCAATATCTGTCTTACCTAAACTTAAAGTAAAGTTATCAGTGTTATGTCGAGCTCGATCTGTAAGCTCTGCCATTAAATTACCGTTTTCAGTATAAAAGTATATTTTATTAGTTTCTGAAGCAAAGGTACTACCTTTAAACAATCGTTGTAAGGTATTTTTATTAAGCTTAAACTCTACATCAAATTTAAATGAATTAATTTTTTCTAAATTAATATTAGGTCTAGTAATAAAACCTTCTTCAAATAAATGATATTTAAACTTAACGCTATCACCTTTATATTCAAGATTATTTGAATTAATATCTAAAGCTATATTTGTATCTTCAATAGTATCTAATACATTACGCAGCTTTTTTACGTCAGGTACGTTTAATGAACTATTAAATCCGAGATCTGTTTTATATTCACAGCATAAAATTAAAGTACTATCGATACTCGATACTAAGCTAGTTATTTTTTCTTCTTGTAAATCAAGAATAACGCCACTATCATTTATTTTTGAAATAGCGTCCAATAACTTTAAAAATTCAGCTTTGTTTGCGACCTTTAGTTGTCTTTTTTCCATTATCTAATTTTAAGCTAATCTCTTTCAATAGCAAATTTTGCTCTTTTAAAAGATCGAGTAACTTATCTGTAACAGTAGGTTCAGATAGATTAAACTCCATTTGATCCGGATTAACTTCTGGCTCGTCGTCATAAAGTTTTATTGCGACGGGCTCAGAAGGTGTCGGTGTAGGGGGTGTTTGGTGTAATTCCGCTGCAGCTTGCTCCGGAGTAACTTGCTGTACTGGTTGCGGTGCAGCTTGTGGCGGTTGCTGTGGTCGCTGTGGTTGTGGCGGTTGTTGTCGAATTTCCGGAGTGCGTGCAGTCTGTTCAAATACTTGCTTCATTTCGTGGGATTTTGGTTTTAAATTACCAGCATTCCCAACAATATTTTGATCTTGTTGATGCAATTGACCATATGTCTGGCCCATAAACTGCATTACTACAGCTTTTTCTTCTGGCGTCATTCCTTGTGTATCCATATTAAAGATCCTTTAACAAGTCGTCAATATCCTCTTCAACACTATCATTAGTAGCAGCTGCTACTACCGGCTCTGGCTCAGCTGGCGTTGGAGCAGGTTCTGGAGCTGAAGTAGCAGGTACTTCATCCTCAGTCTTACAATAATAATGCTCATTAAGCATATCTTTGAGTTCATCGTAAGATTTTTGAGTAAACACGTCAGTAAGATCAAATGCACTCTCGTAGATTTCTTTCTGCTTATCATCAGAAATATCAATCTTACCAGCAGTAGTAAATCTCGATGAGACGTATGTAGGAAAGTCTCCTTGCTGCTCTACTTTGATCTTAAAGTTAACACCTTCACTACCTAGATCAAAGATACGAGGACCAAACTCTTCAGCATCTTCACCTTCAATAGCTTCAGTAATAATTTTTTGAAGCTGCTTACCATATCGAAGAATTTTTACTTTACCGTTATTATCCGGATTAGCAGGATCATCGATAACATATACATTAACAAGCCATTTTTCCAAACGACGAATAGCTTGCATCTTTTCTTTCTCTTCTTCACTACCAGTTCTAAGAACTTTGAACCTTTCCTCAGCGATCGGATCTCTTTCACCGAACGTTTGTGGACTAAGCGTCTGAACATATTGACCAGTAGCAAAAGAATTCCATCCATGATTGTAATAATGAAAGAATGTCTTACTAGGATCTTTTGCATAAGGCAAAAGTCTTACCGTATAAGTATTACCTACTTTAGTAGGCATAATTTCGTTAAATGTAGCAGACCCCTTACTATCGGAGCTTGCTAACGCGTCTTTAATTGATTGAAACATTGAAGTATTAAAAGTACTCATGCCATAATTATATAACCTACGAAAAGGATATCAACAGTTTTTTACAACTGTATATTCGAATTTGAATTAAGGAACTTAGTAATATACTTCGACTTTGTAATTGCCGGCTCAAAGTCAATAAACAGTTTTACTATATCAAAATTTGTTTCTATTGTTAATAGTTCCTTTAGAATATTTCTTAATCTTTCTTCTTGCAATACTAATATAAAAATATTTTGCAAGGATAATTTTTTGCCTTTTAACATTGAACAAAACGTACAAAAGCAAAGTAGTAGATGCTCCGTTTCATCCTTTATTAAAGTTTTGGAGGGGTTTGGTGATATATTAGATGTTGTTAACACGGTACAAATGTTTTGGTTAAATTCGCGAATTGTTCAGTCAACTTCCCGCCAGCAGCTGCTGCATGTCCTCCACCATCACATAGTTTTGTAGCTAATATGCTTACATCTATGTTACTCTCTTTTGAACGTCTAAATGATACAGTCTTAGCTTGCGTGTTTACAATAATGCTTATATCTGTGTTATACTTCTTTAATAAGAAGTGCGCAAGTTCATTAATTGCATAGTTTGCAAATGTAGCTACGACACTATAGTCTTTTATCATACCGGTAAAGACTTCACCCGTATCAATTTGATCTTTAAACTTTTTAAAATATAACTTTATAGCATTCTTTTCATGTATAGTAAATTCTCTATAACCGTCTATAAACGCCGCTATAAATTTTTCGGTTTTAGGAGAATTTAGATTATAGTATATAGCATTTAGCTTTAACGACTCTTTATGTTTTGTATTATACCAGTCATATGTACTAATATACTCTAACAGCTCTTTTTGTTTATCTGTTAAATGCTGTAAATGCTTATCAAATTTATCCAAGATTAGATCTACGCAAGAATAATAGCTATCATCAAGTATAGTTTTTGCTTTACTATAAAGTTCTTTATGTTTAGTGTGATTTTTATGCGCATCAACTACTACTACATTTGGTTTATCAGCTAACTTAATTTGCTCGGGTGTTAAGTCTAGGTCGATAATATAGACCCTATCATAATGATCTAAGGATTCTTGTGCACCCTTAAACTTACCGGTAAAAGTATACTCAGAAACGTCGTTAATGCTAAATATTTTAGCATCTTTGTATAACCACTTTAATACAAGTGCAGAACCTGCACCATGTAAATCTGTATCTGTCCATACTTGGATATTCACTTTCTAGTATTTACTAAAAGTTCCTTATTGTGCAAGTCCAGCCAATACGTTAAGGGTATCATCCATATCTTCCCCTATCTCAATATCATCTGCTTGCTCAATAGTTAAAGTAGAGTAATCAATCCTCATTGCTTGAGTATTACCTCTCGGGCCATAACGATTTTTCATCATACCAAGTCTAATAACACCTATACCTCTATCTTCTTCATTCTGAAAGATAGAAATAATTGCATCAGCAGTAGCAGCTAGACCAATAGATTCAGAAATAGTCGCTAAGTCGGGATTATCAGTATCAAACCCTGCTCTATTTAATTGAGTAGCTGAAATAATAGGACAATTAAACAAGTAGCTCATAGCACGTACTTGCTCTGTTACATGCTTAATACGTTCATATGAATTATTACCCACAGTAGAGTGCATTAGGTTAAGATAATCAAGTACAATAGCATCTAACTTAATGCCTTGCTCTTCAAACTTCTTAATAAACGCTTTAAGTTGATTAGCGGTAATAGTTGCAGGAGGAAACTCTTTAATAAAAATTTTACCATCTTCATTACGCATACCATGCTTAATACTAGCAGAGTTTTGAGCTAGTTCTTTCATTGGAATCTTAGTAACGTTACTACAAATACGTCTAGCGTATAATAACTCAGACATCTCAAGAGTAACCAATAAAACGTTCTTACCTTCTTCGGCTATATTACTCGCAATATTACCTAGAAAGATAGATTTACCAATATTAGTTTCACCAGCAAAGACATATAGAGCCTTACCCGCTTCTAGAAAGCCTCCACCTAGACAATTGTCTAGCCATTCCCATTTACTAGGAACATATCTTTCTACAGAGTTAAGATCATCAATAAGCTTATCAACATCACCGTAAAAGTCTAAACCGAGATCGGTTACAAGGTTAATATTACAAGACTTTTCGAACTTATCCAACACAACAGACGTATCTACTTTACCACTCGATACATCTTCAGCAACATTTAGCATTGTATGATAGACAGCCTTCTCTTTAAGGAACTGCTCGGTATTATCATACAACTCATCTTTATCTAAAGTATTATCAATATCAGAAAACGACTTAACAAGTTCCTTAAACGACTCTTTCTGCTCGTCAGATACAAGATATGATTTTATTTCAGTAGCAGTAGGGAGTTTATTTCTCTTTTCAGAGAAGTCTTTGATAATATCAAAGATACTAGCAATCGATTTATTTTTAAAGTATTCAGGTTTAACGAAATCAGCAATAGAAGCCAAATAACCACTATCAGTAAGAGACTTATAAATAAGAATATTTTCGAAATAATCTAAGTCTAATTTACTCACAATTTAATGGTATACTAAAGTAGTATATTTTCAACACTGC